TCGACACTCCGCATAAAAGGCATGTGGCAGAACGATACCGTAATTTCTTTATGGCGGTATCAGCAATAGCTACATCGGCCGATTGCAAGCACATATACGAAGGACTGATATCCGGAGATCCCAAAATGAGGGCATTCCGGGCACTGTACCAGAGAGTATATGGACGTTATATCAACGATGCGAAGAAAGGAGAACACCATGGACAATAAGCTGTCAGCACCATCTAGGACCATGCATTGGGTAGATAGGAATAAGATCAAACCAAATGATTACAATCCGAACAAAGTTTCGAGACAAAATCTGGAACTGCTCACACAGTCTATCTTTACAAACGGATGGACGCTGCCAATTGTGGTAAGACCAGACGGTACTATTATTGATGGATTCCACAGATGGACGGTTGCAGGACCTGACTGGAAGTACGTTCCTCCTTCGGAAGAAGATGATCGCAGGACATTATACGAACGTCTTGAGGGAAAAGTGCTTGTAGTGATTGTTGATCATAAAGATAAAGCGAAAAATATTTACGGTACCGTTACCCATAATAGGGCAAGAGGTACCCATTTGCTAGAACCTATGAAGAAAATCGTTAAAGAACTCATGGACGAAGGCAAAACAGTTGAAGAAATCGGAAAACAGCTTGGAATGAGACCGGAGGAGATCTTCCGATTGTCAGATTTTTCAAAAGAAGACTTCTTGAAGATGATGACAAAAGGGGTGACGGGCTATTCAAAAGCTGAATTTATTACAAAAATTTAATGTTGTTCTACGACATATAGAACAGAAAGCAGGGAGAGGGAGAGCAACCTCTCCCTTTTGCATATGCCGAAATAAGATGATGGAGGGGAGGGGTGTACATTGGCAAGGGCAAGAAGTCCCAACAGCATTGAAGCTGAGGAAATGTATAAGAACGGGATGAAACTTGTTGACATTGCCAAGAAGTTGGACGTCCCGGCCAGCACAGTTCGGCGGTGGAAATCAACACAGAATTGGGACGGAAAGACAAAAGGAAAGAAAAACGAACGTTCGCAAAAGAAAAAAGCGAACGCTCGCCATAAAGGTGGACAGCCTGGGAACAGAAATGCAGTTGGAAATAAGGGCGGTCCACTGAAACCGGGAGATAAGATTGCAGAGAAACACGGAGCATATTCCTCTGTATATTGGGATGTCCTTGATGAGTCTGAAAAAGATATGATCGAAGATATCCCGATGGATGAAGAAATGCTTCTGATCGAACAGATTCAGCTCTTTGCTGTGAGGGAAAGAAGGATCATGATTGCAATCAATAAATACCGGAACATGAAAGGTGAAGTATCCCTGTATGGATTCAACCGAAGCGAAAGCAAAAGGACATTCAAAACAGAAGAGGACAAGCAGCTCTATGAAGAACGCATAGAGAAAAAAATATCTGCTGAAGAACGTCTGCCGGGAGATATGTATAACATGCAAACCACGATGGAAAACAAGGACAATATGATCGCCAGACTTGAAAAAGAGCTGTCAACTGTACAGTCAAAGAAGACCAAGGCTATTGAAGCACTTGCGAAGCTGAGACTTGAAAAGCAGAAGATTGCCGGAGAAAGCAAGGGCAATGAGGTTGTTCGTGCATGGGCCGAAGCTGTGGTAAAAGCAAGGGAAGGAGAGAACAAAGATGGATGATATACAGTTCTCTGAATTCCTTGATGAAAGTATACCGCTGTGGCGTGATGATCCGGTTATGTTCTTCCGGGAGGTGCTCAGTTTTGAGCCTGATGAATGGCAAGCGCAAGCAGCAAGAGACCTGGCTGCAAACCCAAAGGTAAGTATTAAGTCAGGGCAGGGTGTTGGAAAGACTGGTCTTGAGGCAGCAGTATTCCTGTGGTTTATTACCTGTTTCCCATATCCGAGAATCGTTGCGACAGCACCAACCAAACAGCAGTTGCACGATGTCCTCTGGTCTGAGATTTCCAAGTGGATGAGCAAGTCTGAATTGCTCTCAATGCTTCTTAAATGGACAAAGACATATGTTTATATGGTTGGCAATGAAAAGCGTTGGTTTGGCGTTGCCAGGACTGCTACAAAGCCAGAGAACATGCAAGGTTTCCATGAAGATAATATGCTTTTTATCGTTGATGAAGCTTCTGGTGTTGCGGATCCGATCATGGAAGCTATCCTTGGTACCTTATCTGGAGCAAATAATAAACTTCTTCTGTGCGGAAACCCAACGCGAACATCTGGAACATTCTATGATTCACATACCAGAGACAGGGCGTTGTATAAATGCCACACTGTATCATCTGCAGACAGCAGCAGAACGAACAAAGAAAACATTGATTCGCTCATAAGAAAGTATGGATGGGATTCGAATGTGGTTCGCGTCCGTGTCCGTGGAGAATTCCCAAATCAAGAAGATGATGTATTTATTCCGCTAAGCTTGATCGAGCAGTGTAGTAGCAAAATGCTAGAGCTTGATGATACGGACGGAATGCAGTTTGTGTCACTTGGGGTGGATGTGGCCCGTTTCGGAGACGATGAAACGATCATATATCGTAATTATCATGGTCATTGCAAAATAGTCCGAAACAGGCGAGGACAGAACCTGATGGCCACTGTAGGCGACATCGTAAAGGAATTTAAAAAAATATACAGGGAATATTCAAAGTATGAAGGCAAGGTGTATGTGCAGATTGATGATACCGGTCTTGGCGGAGGTGTTACCGACCGCCTAAAGGAAGTCCGGAAAGAACAGAAGCTGCATAAGATGCAGATCATTCCGATAAATGCAGCAGAAAAGATTGAGACCGATACGGCAGCAGGTAAAGATGCAGCTGAAAGATATAATAATCTGACAACTGCAATGTGGGCCAGTATGCGAGACCTCCTTGATAACAAACAGATTGTTATTGAAGATGATGAGCAGACAATCGGACAGCTTTCCTCCAGAAAATACACAATGGCGAGCAACGGAAAGCTTGAAATCGAATCAAAAAAGGAAATGAAGAAAAGGGGGCTGGATTCTCCCGACCGAGCAGATGCTCTTGCTTTGGCATTGTATCTCGGAAAGATCAAGAAACACACAGGCACAGCACCTGGAGTCAAAGAATTACAGGAGCTGACCAAAGACAATTACTGGGGCTGATATAGCCGGAAAGAGGGGTGATGAAGATGAAAGAGTATGGACGGATTGGACAGAAACGATGGGAAGGACAGTTTTATGAAGAATTTCTTCCGGAACTGTCTGGAATGCGTGGGATAAAGGTATTTAAAGAAATGAAAGAGAATGACGATACCGTTGGAGCCATTCTTTTTGCAATTAAGATGATGATCCGGCAGGTTGAGTGGCATGTAGAGCCGGGAGGTGACAGTGCCAAAGACAAAGAAGCTGCAGAGTTTGTTGAAAGCTGTATGGGCGACATGCAGGCCACATGGACAGATACCATTTCGGAAATCCTGTCATTCCTACCTTACGGTTGGAGTTTCCATGAGATTGTATATAAGCGCCGAATGGGTAAAACAAAGAACCGAAGATCATCAAGCAAATACTCTGATGGATTGATAGGCTGGCAGAAACTTCCTCCGAGAGCACAGGATACCTTGTATCGCTGGGAATATGATGATAGTGACAATCTGATTGGAATGACACAGCAACCGCCTCCGGATTATGGACTGTTTACTATACCGATGAGTAAAGCAATGCTATTCCGAACGGAGAGCGTAAAAGACAATCCGGAAGGTCGGAGTATTTTAAGAAACGCATATCGCTCCTGGTATTTTAAACGGAGAATCCAGGAAATTGAAGCTATCGGAATTGAGCGAGATCTTGCAGGTCTGCCAGTTATTCATGCTCCTGAAGATTTGGAAATATGGGATAGTCACGATCCTGACATGGTTAAAATTAATGGAGCACTTATTGCCATGGTAAAGAACCTTCGCAGAAATGAATCTGAAGGGCTTGTTCTTCCACATGGATACGAAGCGGAACTTCTGAGCACCGGAGGCACAAGACAATTTGACACCAATGCAATCATAAACAGATACGATACGAAGATTGCCCAGACAGTCCTTGCAGATTTTATTATGTTGGGACATGAAAAGACGGGAAGCTTCGCACTAAGCTCTGACAAGACAGAATTGTTTTCTGTTGCGCTCGGAGCTTTTTTAGATGTTATTTGCGAGACGTTCAATAACCAGGGCATTCCTTCGTTGATAGACATCAATGGTTCCCATTTCGATGGGATTGAGGACTATCCTACACTCGCCCATGGAGATGTGGACAAACGGGATATCACGAAACTGTCAACATTCCTGAAGGATATGGTCGGCACGGGGATCTTGATACCTGATGAAGAATTGGAAGATTATGTCAGGGAGGCAGCAAACCTGCCGGAAAGAACGGAAGTTCCAGATTCCAGAGAGAAAGATGAACGGCGAGAAGCACAGCGCAGAGCACCAGAAAAGACAGCAAACGAACCTGATGAACCAGAGGTGGATCCGGAAGAGAATCAAGATGCTGAGGAAGCCAAGAAAAGGTTAGGCAGGTGATTTGATGATGCGAAAAATACGGCCACGATCAAGGACTGTTAAAAAAAGCGAAGAATCACAGAGAGTACTGGATGCACTTGATGCCTATCTCGAGGGAAATATTGATGAACCAGTAAGATGGCTTGTTCGATTCTGGCAGGATCAGGCAGCAGTCATGCTGTACAGAGAACTGCGAGAAATCGTAATAGGAGAAACAGATCCGGAAAGTCTTTTTGATATATGGTTCCAGGATTATTCGAAGATGCTGTCAGAAAGAATGACACCTGTATGGGAACAGGCGTTTCTTGAAGGGTGGAAAAACAATTCTCTCTTTTGTGGAGCAGAAGATGTAATAAGCTCTGAGAGCTGGGTTCGAAGCTGGATTGTTGATCATACGGGAGATTTGATAACAAATTGTTGTAATGAGCAGGTGAGCGCAATTCGGTATCTGATCGCTGAAGCTGAATCTCTTAATATGAGCAGTGCTGAAACGGCAAGATATATCCGGCCAACAATAGGACTGACAGAGAGACAGGCTGCGGCGAATCTCAAATATTACAACTCCATCAAGGAAAGGCTGACAACAGATCATCCAAGAATGAAACCTGAGTCAATCGAGCGGAAAGCGAGAGAAGCTGCTTCGAAATATGCAGAAAGACAGCAACGGTATAGAGCAGAAACTATAGTCAGATCGGAAATAGCACAAGCCTACAACCGTGGCGCAGATGCCTTTGTGAGGGAAGCGGTAACGGCAGGGAACCTTCCGGAGATGGAAAAAGAGTGGTCAACAGCTTTGGACGGTCATGTGTGTGCATCATGTGCAGCTCTTGAAGGCACTAAGATAGGAATGGATGATGAATTCGAAACAGTATCCGGAAGGAGAGAGATTACAACGTCTATTCCACCATTACACCCGCGCTGTAAATGTGCGGTGAAGTATGTGAGGGTGAAATATGAAAACATTCAATGAAATAATGAAAATAAGGGACGAACCGGACAATAAGCCGGAGGTAACAAAAAGAAAGTTCCAGGTAAAGAAGACAAATAATGAAAAAATGCAGGCATTCGGCTGGGCCAGTGTTGCCATTGCTGAGAATGGAGAAACTCTGGAAGACTGGCAGGGCGACATCATAGAGCCTGATGAACTTGAAAGTGCGGCTTACAAGTTCGTTGATCTCTACCGGGAAGGTGGAGAGATGCACGAAAGAGGCGGGGTTGCTTATCTGATCGAGAGTGTTGTATTTACGGAAGAGAAGATGGCGGCAATGGGAATCCCGGAAGGTACACTCCCTGTTGGCTGGTGGATTGGATTCCAGGTTACAGATGCGGATGTTTGGGAGAAAGTAAAAGATGGAACTTACAGCATGTTCTCCATTGAAGGGGAAGCAGAAAGGGTAGAAGTAAACAATGAATAAGTATATTGGAACAAAACTTATTGAGGCAGAAAAAGCAACTCTTGCAGAAGCACAGGCATTAAAAACAGGTGCCTGCGATACCATTGAAGAAGCAAGAAAAAGATTTGGAGGTTCAGATGATGGCAATCCGGGATATGTAGTTAAATATCCGGATGGATACATTAGTTGGTCTCCGAAAGATGTGTTCGAGCAGTCTTATATGCAGGTTCAGGAGAATCCGAAACTGATATCTGGCGTATCAATAGGAGAACACATGGTGAATGATTTTATCAGCTATATTGAAACCAGTACCGTAGGCTATAAGACAACAATGGTTCGTTGCGTGCTTCGAAATGGTTTTGAGATCATTGAAACATCTGCATGTGTAGATGCTCGGAATTATGACCAGAAGCTCGGAGAAGAAATCTGCATGAAGAAGATAAAGGATAAGATCTGGTATCTTTTAGGATTTCTGCTTCAGACAGCGTGGCATGGAATTAAATAAATGTGATCAATAGGCGTCCAAAAGGGCGCTTTTTTGATAAATAAAAGCGAAAGGAGGAAGCATTGTGGCAACAAAACTGAAAGGCCTGGAAGTAGGTAAAGTAGATTTCGTTGATGAAGGCGCAAATCAGAGAGCTGATATCAAACTGCTGAAAGGCAAGAATAAAGCAGAGGAAACATCAGACCCGGAAATCGGACTATTTAAACGATTCCTGAACTGGATCAGCGGAGAGGTGCAGAAATCAGCCACGACATTTGATGAACAGATCAACGCTGTGAGCATGGACGCAATCCGGGATGAAATCTGGTCTGTATGTTACGCCCTGCAGAATTCACTTAATTCAATCCTGTGCGACCCAGAACTGGACAGCAGCGGGAAGCAGAGTGCAATGGATACAAGCATTGAACAGTTCGCTACAGCTATGAAGGAATACATTCCCGGATGGGCTGGGGGAACATCTGCAAAAATCAAAAAGAATCTGGATGCGCCTGACGAAACAGATCTTCCTATGGTGATGAAAGCGCATAGCAATCTGGAGGAAATCATTCAGAAATCCGTAGAAACGAAAGGAGAATTGGAAGACATGATTAAAATCGACAAGTCAAAAATGTCTGCTGAGGAAAGAGCGACATATGATGAACTTATCAAAAAGTTTGCCGTAGAGACAAACGAGGAGCCGTCTATCGAGAAGAAAGCACCGCAGAAAAGCGAAAAAGAGGAAAACCCAGACGTTCTCGATGATGATGGAGCTGAAAAGAAAACAGATACAAAGAAATCTTTTGCACCGCCAGAACAGAATGCTGACGATGATATTTACAAAGGACTGCATCCTCTTGTGAGAGAAAAACTGGAAGCTCTCGAGAAAAGAGCGGAAGAAGCGGAAGACAGAGAACTTTATGCAGTTGCTAAAAAGTACGAAGTTCTTGGAGAAAAACCGGAAGAACTGGCTAAGTCCTTGAAAACACTGAAAAGTGCAGGTGGAACTGCCTACAATGATATGATCAGCCTTCTCGACAGAAATGTGGCAATGGTCAACAACTCTGGCGTATTTGGAGAAATCGGAAAATCATTCTCTGGCGGAACTGCAGCAGTCAAGAAGTCTGCAGCAGAAGGAAAAATCGATGCGATTGCAAAGGGATTGATTGAAAAAGATCCTTCCATGCCATATAACATGGCGCTGGCAAAAGCCTGGGAAGCACATCCAGAGCTTATGGCTGAGTATGAAGACGAAGCCAGATACTAAGAAGGAGGCGAATGATAATGGGTAAAAATTTTAATGGAACACAGATCAACCAGTCACCAACTATTTCCGAAAAGGCAGGAGCAGATGTTGCTGACATCCGTAACCTTATTTTGAAATACGATACTGATGGTAATGTGGTTGTCGCTGCCGATGGCACAGCACCTCTGCTTGGCGTTTCTATTATCGAAAGTGGATACAATGACATTTCCGGTGTAGAAGCTGGAATGGTTAAGAAGGGTGAAGACGTTGATATCCTGATTAAGGACATCGGATTCGTCATTGCTTCCGCTGAGATCAAGAAAGGGCAGGAGGTTACTGCGACCACCGGAGGAAAAGCGGCAGTTGCGGCAGCTGGTGATTACGTGATCGGGGTAGCTCTTAACAATGTATCTGCTGGAGGCTACAGCAGACTGCAGCTTTCTAAATACCAGAAGGCAAAAGCATAATCTTGATAAAGGAGGATAATATTAATGAGAAACACAGCAGCAGGAATCCAGTCTGAAATCGCAAAAGGCGCATTCAGACCTCACACAGCACTTACAAACATGGCTCTGGCATATTACCAGAATGCAGCTAACTACTTCGCAAAGGCTCTTTTCCCAACCTGTCCGGTAAGTCTTTCTTCTGACAACTACTATGAGTTCAGCAAGGAAGATCTTCTGAGAGATAACTGGAGCAGAAAACCTGCTTATGGAAAAGTTGATCCTACAGTAGTAGGCGAGAGCATGAAACCTTATGTATGCCAGGTAGACCAGATGATCATGGGAATTGATCAGATTCGCCAGACCGATCTCAGTAGAAGACAGGGACCAACCACAATGCAGCCTAAACAGCAGAGAGTAAAAACCATTGCAGAACAGGCAAATATCCATCAGGATCGTCTGTTTGCGGAAAGCTACTTCAAAGCCGGCGCATGGAAGAATGAACTTGAAGGAGTAGACAATACCTCTCCAAGCACAAACCAGTTCATTAAATTCAGCAATGCAAACTCTGATCCTATTGCATTTATCGATAGCGAGAAGACAAGCATGAACCAGCAGACAGGACGCATGCCGAACCGCCTCGGCCTTGGTATCAATGTATTCAATGCCCTGAAGGTGCATCCGGCAATCCTTGAAAGGGTTAAATATGGTGGAAGCACTGCAAACCCAGCGTCTGTAACAGAAAACGTTCTGGCACAGCTCTTCGGAGTAGAAAAGATCGTGGTGCTTAAATCCATCATGAACAATGCCGGCATGGGAGAAGATGAAAACATGCAGTACATCGGAGATCCGGATGCATTCCTTCTTGCCTATGCCACAAACGCACCAAGCATTGATGAACCGTCTGCCGGTTACATCTTTACATGGGATATGCTTGGAAATGGACAGATACTTCCGATTCTGAACTATCTTGGCGAGAATGGAACACATACAGAATACGTGGAAGGACTTATGGCAACAGATATGCATAAGACATCCGATGATCTGGCGAGATTCTACAAATCTGCAGTCTAAGGAGGTGCCATATGAAGCTTGTTGCAAATAAACCATGCACTCTGAGCGGAAAACGATACTTCATCGGAGAGAAAATCCCGGCCGAAGCAGTCACTGATCCGGTAGCTCTTGAAAAAATGGGAGTGCTGACTGTGATTCGTGACGGTATTCCGGTTGAAACACTTGAGGAATGCGTGGCATCAGTCGGAGAAGTATTCTTCAAAATCGAAATCGTAAAAGGAGATAAGGGCTTCGATTTGGACGTTACAGAGCCTCAGCTTCAAGAAGCAGTAAAAACTATGCAGATGAACCAGAAGGATGCTGTAGCTCATATTAGAGACACTGTAGAGGATAATACAGTGCTTATCTTTCTGAATGCAGTAGATTCGAGAACTGCTGTAAAGAAAGAAGCTGAAACTAAGGCGAAGAACCTTGGGGAACTGGAGGAAAGCGCAGGTGATGCCTGATGCCTGGAACATATCAGTACGAACCGGAGAATATTGCTAAATACGGAAAAGACCGTATGCGTTTTGAACTCGGAGATGTAATGGTCGAGGGAAAAGAAAAGACTTGTGCGCTCTGTGATGAGGAATACAATGCGGTGATTCCGGAAAAGGTTCCGACGGCGAGACAATGGAAAAAAGCAAAACTTCGTTGCCTTGAAAGCATTATGCGGAAGTTTGCATTTGAACCCGATACAAAGGTTGGTCCACTCTCCTTATCCATGGGGGAACGGGCCAAACTATGGAAAGAGATGTATGAGGATCTGAAAAAAGACTTGAAAGCCAGTGCAGCTTCGGCCGAAGCAATTCTTCCGTTGGCGGAAAATCCAGAAACAGGGCGGATAACACCGCCTTATTTTTATGCCGGAATGATGTCGCATGAGGAAACAGAGGGGGAAGACATATGATGTTCGGAAACGCAATGTACCTTCGTCCGGGGAATCTCTGGAAGAGCTTCCGGGTATTGAAGATGCATGCGGACAATGTAGATGGATATGCAAAGAACTCATATGAAGATATGGGAACTATAGTGGATGGAATTCTTGCACAGGCGACTTCGAATGAGAGGGAGCTGACAAAACACCTATGGGACCAGAAACTGCATTCCCTGACGCATACCCTTGTGGTATCTGGAAGATGTGATCTCAAAAAGTCAGATATTCTTGCATATGAGGAAAAAGCATATTTAGTTCTTGCTGTTGATAATGCCGGAGACCTTGGGTTTGCCGGCATTGCCTATCTTGAAGAAAGGAATGATCTGAAATGAGTCCGGAGGCAGCAGCGGCAGCTGTACAGGAAGAAGTAAAGAACCGCATAGAGCAAACCAAACGACAGGTTGATGCAAAGATGATGCAGGGTGCCAATGAACTCAGGAACGCCGCTCTTACGGTATTGGCCAATCCAAGTCCTTCAGCTCCCGGAAGTCCACCTGGTGTAAGGAGTGGAAATCTGAGAAGAAACTGGAATATGTACAGTTCTGGCGGTGGAGGAAATGGCATATTCGGAATCCAATCTGGAATGCACTACTCGGGATACCTGGAACATGGAACAAGCAAAATGGCACCCCGTCCTTATGTTGAAAAAATCAAAGAAACTGCAATGCCGGAGATTCTGGCATTGTTCTCGGAGTTAGGAGGGTAAATGTTACTGACTAAAGAAACAAAGAAAGTTATAAATCTTGCTGAAATCGGAAGAGGATCTCTTATCTCGGCAAAAAATAAAACCTGGGATAAAGCGCAGTCTGGAATAGTGACAGAAGCGACTGTTGACACCATCACAGTTTTATTCCTTCCAGAAACACAGAATATCCAGAATCATTTCGTGATTCAGGCCGAGGCTATTGAAAAAGGACTGTGGACTATCAGATATTCTTCTGACGGAATGGAAACGGTGAACGTGTATGAAGGGAGTGTAGAAGATGGATCTGAATCAGTTGCTGTATAGAAGGTTATCTCAGGACAACATTCTGAACGGAACTCTGGCCAAGTACGCAGATAAGCCGGCCATCTTTAACACAGAGTTTCCTCCTGATCAGCAGGAGGGATGGAATGGGAAAAGCCAGTATCCGAGGATTTCTTATGTCTTCAACAAACAGGTGGATACAAAGCGGTCTTCATCTGGCCAGCTTACTGTCGCATTGTACGACATCATGGATTCGCTTGAAGTAGAGAAGATGGAAGTTACTATCAGGAATTGTCTTCAGGACGTGGTGATGAAACCAGAAGGGGAGGCGCCTATGTGCTTTGCATGGGCCAGAAGCGAACCTTACATCCTGGAAGGAAACGCAGTGCTGTGCAAAGAAATTGTGTTCGATATTCTGGAATACCCCGCACAGGAAACTACGGATCCAGATCCTGTTATGGCGTTGAACAGGTATATTAAGAATCTTTTCCCAGAATGCATAGTTTTTGGAATTGATGAGTTATCAGAATACACCATTCCGGCAGATACTCCTGTTTTCTATTCTGGACTGAAATCAATTGACAGCACAGATGGGCATTGCAGGAGTAGCCTGTCGTGGTTCAATGCAGTTATTTCAGTGCATCTCCTGTGCCCGAAACCGTCATTGCGGTTGAAGATGATGGCCGCACTTCACCAGAGCTTAGCGAAGGATGAAGAGATCATCATGCTTGATGATTCCCCAATGGTCGTGAAAGCTCTGAAAATGAACAACAATGCTGATTACCTTAGAGAGGGGCAGATGTCTCTGACAGGGTATTATGCGTGCTTAAAAGACGCATTTAAGCAGCCTGGTATATCAGGCGTAACAATCAACGATCTTACATGAAAGGAGTAAGTAATGGCAGAAAAAGATATCAAGAAGACACCGGCTGCGACACAAACAGTACAGCCGTCCGCTGACAAGTACACCATCCAGGAACTTGAAAATGCAAGCGCAAAAGTATTTGGAGTTCCTCACGAATGTGCAGTAGCAGCCTTTAAGGGTTGTAAAAAAACAGGAATGACTGTTGCGGAAGCGAAACAGATCATCGATAGATTCATGAAAAAGGAGGTCAAATAAATGGCAGGTTATTTTTCTCTTGGAGAAAACAAAATCCGTTCCGGTGCATACTTCAATGTGCAGAAAAGAGGGGATGAAACAAACTTTGGAGCAATTGATGGTATTGTAGCAGTGCTTTTCAGGTCTTCGATTGGGCCACTTGGAAAAGCTACAGTTCTTCCGGCATCTGAAGGATATGAAAAAACCTTTGGCACCGGCGGCACCACAGATGCATTAAGAGAAACGTTCTTTGGAGGCGCTGACAAACTTATCGCTGTTAGAATAGGAAACGGCGGTACAGTTGGCAGTGCCTCTCTTGCTTGTGCAACTGGAAAGGCAAAGCTCTCAACAAAATACCCAAGTGGTGCAAAATTCACAGCAACAATCAGAGAGAAGCTTGGCGATTCCTCAAAGAAAGAGTGCATCGTATATCTGGATGGCTCTGAGTTCGAAAAAGTAACATTTGCAGCAGGAACAGAAGAGGCTACTGCATTGAAAGAAGCATTCGCTTCCTCAAAGAACTTTGTAGTCGATATTACTGATGCATCAGGAACTGTTACGGCGGTTAGCCAGTCCGCTTTCACAGATGGCGCAGAGCCGACAGTGACAACCGCAGACTACAGTGTCGGATTAAAAGAAGTGGAAAAATACTACATCAATACCATTTGTGTTGATACAGAAGATGCCGCTGTCCATGCATTGGTAGCAGCATGGCTTGACAGAATTTATCTGGCAGGCTCTTTCGCAATGGCAATCGTTGCCCCAAAACCTTCCTCTTCACTGGAAGACAGAATGACATCAATCTCCAGTTTCGATACTGAAAACGTAATTGCACCGCTGAATGCAAATGCTAATGCCGGCAATGAAGAGCTGAAAGGATATCAGGTGGCTGCGTATATCGCGGGTATCGTAGCTGCGACTCCTGCGAACCAGTCCGTGACACACGCAACTCTTAGCAGATATAGCGTTCTGAATGAAATCCTTACAAATACAGAGATGGAAGTAGCTGAAGAAAAAGGCTGCCTGGTCCTCTCTACGGCTTCTGATGGGGCTGTATGGATTGACAATGGTGTTAATACCTTGGTTCATCCGGATGCCAACCACGACAGCGGATGGAAGAAAATCCGTAGAACCAAAACTCGTTATGAACTTCTGAACAGAGCAAATGCAGCAGCTGACGCACTGGTTGGAAAGGTTGATAACGATACAAACGGAAGAGCCACTATCATGGCAGCTATCCAGGGTATCTGCAATGCCATGGAGGCAGAAGGAAAGATCCAGTACGGCAATGTAACTGAATCTACAACTGTTACTACCGATGGAGACACCTGTGGGTTTGACATCGAAGTGATCGATCTGGATTCTGCAGAGCACATCTATCTGAATTACTACTTCCAGTTCAGCACTATTGTTGCTGCATCTGGTGAATAAGAAAAGGGGGAATAAATAATGCTGAATAAGAGTGCAGCTACCGATGCCAGACACAGCAGATCTGGCAAAGATGCGATGCTTTATAACTCTGCTGGAAAACCATTTGCACAGGTTGAAAGTTTTACTACAAAAGGTTCCTTTAACAACTACAAATACGCACCTCTTGGCCAGAACAGAGAGCTTGAGGTCAACGGAACTGTGGGCGTTACCGTAAACATTTCCGAAATCGTAGTTCTTGATGGTGAGCTGTTTAATGCGGTTATCAATGCTATTGCAAACGGAGAATCTCCTGTTCTGATGTTTACAGGAGTTATCGAAGGAAGAAATGGATCACAGGAACGTGTGACCTACAGAGAGTGTATCCTTTCCGGAGACAGCGATATCCAGAACGTAGCTACAGGCGATGTGCTGAAAAGATCTTTTGCCCTGCACTGCAATGGCAAGGTTGAGAATAAGAGCAAACTGACAATCTGATTTCTATTAAGAGGGGCTGGACATCAGCCCCTCGTTTTTAACAGGAGGAAAAGAAATGGCAAATAAAGACTTTATGGATCCGGAATTAACCGAGGAAGAGAAGGAAGACATGATTATTAAAAATGAAGAGGATTATCTGGAAGGATTGTTGGCAGCAGCTGATAATGCAGCAAATGATATTAAGAAGATCGATATCATCCGTAATGAACGAAAGTATTTCTCCTTCAGAATTCATTCGTTGTCCGATGAAATGTTAAAAGATATCCGGAAAAAATACACAAAATATACAAAGAATCGCCGCCAGGGCATCCGGGTTGCAGACGAGCTGGATCTGCCAAAGTATAGAGCTTCTCTGATTTACAACTCCACTACGGAAGAAGATCAGGCCAAACTGTGGGATAATCCTGCTGTCAAAAAAGGCCTGGAAGCAAAAGGCATCTGCATTATCAATGCCCTTGATGTAATCGATGCTGTTCTTCTTCCGGGAGAAAAAGACCGCATTATGGATATCATTGATGATGTCAATGGATTCAATAATGAAGAATTGAAGGCTGAAACTGCAAAAAACTGATTATGGCCGGTGGGAAGTCAACATTACTCCACCACATATTTCAACGCCAAGGTTTATTGCCAAGTGAAGTAATGAGTCTGCCCTCTGGAGAGAGGGCTTTTCTTTTTGCTTCAACCAGGCTATGGATCGAGGCGAATACGAAAAAGGGGTGACATGGTAAATGGGAGAAACAATTAGAATTGAGATTCCTGTATCTGTGAATGATAATACAGACCCTGGCCTATCAAATATTACGAATAAGATGAACACCCTAGCCACTGCCGCCCAGAAGGTAAATCGGATCCTGTCATCTGGATTCAAAACCAGAGGGATTGAACAAACAGCAGAGCGAGTAGATCGAACGCTTGGACGTGAGCATTCTATTGAAGTTTCAGTAGATGACAATGCCACTCCGGTTCTTTCAAGAGTCGAAGATGCGGCTGAAAGAGTAGGAGGAATATCTGCAGATATTGAGATAGGTGCAAACGACAATGCTACCGCTGAAATATCTGGTGTCGAGGATGCAGCAGCAACCCTTGACGGAGCAAGTGCTGACGTAGAACTGGGGGCAGATGATAATGCCACCGGGGTGGTAAATAGTGTTGGAGATTCACTGTCTGTTCTAAACGGAAATGAAGCGGTAGTAGAGCTTACTGCGGACGACAATGCTACGATGCAGATTATGGATGTGGAGGATGCACTGGCCGCCTTGAATGGTGAAGTGGCTGTGGCCTCAGTGGAAGCTGATGATACAGCCACGGAGATAATCCGAAGTGCCGAAGATGCAGTGACCACATTCGATGGAACTTCCGGGACAGCGGAACTGGGGGCAGATGATAATGCAAGTCCGATCATCGACGATGTGAGGGACAAAGCAAAAGCCTGGGACGGAAGCGTTTTTACGGCAACTATGAGTATAGTAGATGCTGCTACTGCTCCAATGGGAGCGGTTTTAAATGCTGCAAAGAATCCAATAGCACAGGGCGCAACATTCCTTGGAGTGAGCGCAGGACTGGCTGATACTGTGAATACATACAAAGGGTTTGAGAGTATGATGTCGCAGGTCCAGGCTATATCTGGCGCTACAGGGAAAGAGTTTGATGATCTGACCGCAAAAGCACAGGAAATGGGTGCAACTACGAAGTTTACCGCTACTGAAGCAGCTCAGGCATTTAATTACATGGCTATGGCAGGCTGGAAACCAGAGCAAATGACTGCTGGTATATCCGGTATTATGAGTCTGGCAGCAGCTTCCGGCGAAGACCTGGCAAGCACCTCGGATATTGTTACAGATGCTTTGACAGCTTTTGGACTGAAAGCAAAAGATGCCGGACATTTCTCGGATGTCCTTGCAAAGGCGTCTGCTAGTTCGAATACAAACGTAGGCATGCTAGGCGAATCATTCAAATATGTTGCGCCGGTAGCAGGAGCCATGAAATATAGCGTCGAAGATACTTCTTTGGCATTAGGGCTTATGGCTAACAGTTCAATTAAAGGAAGCATGGCCGGTACAGCTTTAAAGACGTCCCTGGCTAACATGGCAGCACCAACTAACAGCATGGCAGAGGCTATGGACAAATATGGTATTAGCCTGACCGACGGCTCGGGAAACATGAAAACACTGAAAGGTGTCATGGATAATTTGCGAAGCAGTTTAGGAGGTCTTTCTGAAACTGAACAGACAGCGGCAGCATCCACCATTTTCGGAAAAGAAGCTATGAGCGGTATGCTTGCTATCATCAATGCTTCAGAACAGGATTATAACGATCTTTCCAATGCTATCGGAAATTCAAAAGATGCAGCACAGGATATGGCTGACACCATGTTGGACAACCTGGCAGGCTCTATGACTCTTATGCAGTCGGCTGTAGAGGGCACTCAGAACAGTTTTGGACAGAGACTTACTCCTTATGTCAGAGGATTCGTTGATTCCATTACGGACGCAATGCCGGCTGTGACTGTTGCTCTGAATGATTTTATGGACACTGTGGACAAAAAAGCAGCACACATGAAGACAGTTATCGGGACCATGACGGCATCTGATGAGTGGCAGAATGCGGATATGTTCGGAAAGATGGATATTGCATGGGATACTCTTATCGGTCAGCCTTTTGCCGACTGGATTAGCGGAGATGGGAAACATCTGATTTCTTCCGGCCTCGGAACATTATTCTCCAGTGCGTCTGCTATTCTTCCGGGAGGAAAGAAAGCAGGCCTTTCTTCTGTGCTCAGCTCTATGCTGATCGCTAAAGGAGCAACTGGGCTTCTTGGAAATGCAAAGAATATTGCGACCACCTTACAGCCTATCGGAAATGCTATTAAAAGCATTGGACTTGCAGCACAGACAGCGCCAAGTGTTGGAGCGTTCATAAGTGATCTGGGAGCAATGGTTCCGACAGCGGCGAAATTCGGACTTGCGGCAGCGGCAGTAACAGCGGCAGTAGTTGGAATTGGTGTTGCAGTAGACAACTATAACCAGAAAGCTTTGAGCAGTAATCTGGAAGAACATTTTGGAAACATCAAATTATCAGCTCAGGAAGTGCAGGACATTGCTTCTGGAATTCTTGATCAGAAGTACCTGGCCAATGTGGAAGTTGCCTTAAATGAGGTAAAGAACGCTGATAAGCTTCGAGAAGATGCCCAGAAGGCGCTGGAATCCAATGACGTTCTGGAGTTTAAGAGCAGAGTTGGTATTAAACTTACGACAGAAGAACAGGAAGATTATACAAGTAATATCGAAACTTTTGTTAAGAGCAAGATTGAAGAACTGGAAAGCCGGACGTTTGCAGCGCATATCCACGTTCAGACGTATCTCGGAGGTACGGAAGAGGGACAGACATTAGCCCAGAACATCGAGAAATGGGCTACAGCGGATTATGTTGAATTGGATGGATTATCTAGCCAGTTATCACAAAAGGTCTCTGAGGCACTGAAAGATGGAATCATAGATGCAGATGAAGAAGGCGCCATCAGTGCTTTGCAGGAAAAAATGAACAGCATAACTGCCCGGTGGAAGGAATCGGAAGCACAGGCAAAATGGGACTGGATAAATCAGGAATACGGGAGCTTGAATGCAGCTGATCTGGAAAGTGGCTCATTCACTGACTTACTGGGAGCAATGAGAGATCAGAGGCAATCGGCAAAGGAAAGCGTACAGGCAGATGTTGAGCAGTGGTATTCAGAGCTTAACTCGATGGAATCAGCCGGAAGAATCACATCTGCTCAGAATAAGCAGTATCACGAAATGACCGGTTGGTATGTAAAAGGGCAGGAAGGAAATGAGTTGTCGAAGAGCTTACAGCTTGGTTCGAACACTTTGAATTCTGCATATGCTGAGAAGATTCAGAGCAACAGGCAGAGCCTTGCGGAAAATACGCAGTTTTCTATTGATTCAGCACAGAAACAATTAGAGAGCGGAGATACATCTGCTATGACCAGCGCATTGATGTACGGGTTCAACGAACTTGGCAATGGAAAAACATTAGGAATTACAACTGATGCTACACAGAATGCCTTGAGTACCATGTACGAGAGCATGAAACCTGATGTAACACAGATGCAGGGCCTAATTGACGATTACCGGGAAGCGGGAAAAGCAGTTCCACAAAGCCTTATGGATTCATTTAATGATGCTATTGAGGTTGGAGCAGCTGCTGGCGATACGTCTGCAACGTGGCAGAACTATGCTAATCAGATCTGGAAGAATGGAAGTGATGAATTAAAAGCATCACTTACGGATCCGAGCAATCCAATGTATGAAACGGTCCGCAGTCAGTTGCCTCCTGAACTTGCAGAAGCGATTGACAGGGCGGCGGCAGAGACCACAACTGATGATGTGACACTTGAAGGACTGAAAGCTTCTGTTGATGGAGATGTTGATATTGACAAAGATGCATGGACTTCAAAGCTGAATGAAGCTCTTGGTGACTTGGGTGAAACACAGGAGGTTACCGCTGATCATGTAAAGATTAAGGTTGATCAAGGCGATTGCCTGTGGGAAATTGGCAACGCTCTTGGAATTGACTGGCAGACCATTGCAGAACAGAACGGTATCGAAAGCCCGTATGTTATTCATCCAGACCAGGAACTGACTATTTCCATGGATACGTTGACTGCAGAAGTTGACGGAGACAAGGCTCAGGCTGCTATCGAGCAGGCTATGTCAGCTCTGGATGCAGAAGGAGCAGAAATGTCTGTGACAGCAGAAGGAGTCAAAGTTGATCTGGCAGATGTAGAAGTGGATTCCGATACAGCGGCGGCTCAGATTGAGGCAGCTCTCGGCATGGAATCCGGGACACTTGCGGCAAATGGAATTGAAGTGCAGGCAGGCGCATCTGTTACTATCCCATCAGAACTGGTAACGGTGGATACATCTGGCATGCAGTCTGCAACCGAACAGGCAGCAGATGAAACGGAAACAGAGCCTATTGAGCAGGAAGCATCTGCAAATGTAAATGTCACAAATACAACGACCGATACATCCGGAATGCAGGCGCAGGCGGAAGAAGATGCACAAGGTGCTGTAGGAGATGTACCAGTTGAAGGCAGTGCAAATGTTACCTTCTCAGGCACGACAACAGACACTTCTGGCGTTGTGGAGCAGGTAACAGCAGATATTGAGAGCGCAGTAAGTGATGTTCCGGCCAATGGTCATGCGAGCATCACGTTAGATCAGCCCAATAATGCGGCCGAGATTTATTCTCTTGCAGCAGCTGATGTGGTATCTGCTTTCTCGGAGACAATTCCAGCAGACGGACATGTAGATGTCACACTGGACCAGACGAATAATGCAGCAGCTATATATTCGGAATGCGCCGGACAGGTACAAAGCACATTCGCACAGGGCTTCACAGCCTCTGCAGATGTTGCAGTTACGCTGAACTGGCATATCACGAATCCATCAGCTAGCATTTCCACTTCAAGTAGCGGATCATCTGTATCGGCTACTATAGCTGGGCACGCTTCGGGCGGTGAAGTCGGACTGAATGGAGCTGAGCTGTCGTGGGTAGGTGAGGAAGGATTGGAGTATATCATTCCTACGGTGCCGGCCAGACGACAGAGAGGTATTGAATTGTGGAAATCCGCAGGACGGACACTGGGAGTTCTTGGTCCTGATGATGAGATATCAGCGCATGCGAGCGGAGGAATTGTTGGAAAAGAAGTATCAAATACGACACCTTATTTCGACACAGATTCCAGTTCGCAAGATTCCGAAAAATCAGAGAAAGAAACTGTACCAACGAATGTGGTGTCAGATAAATCTGGCGTTGTGGTACAGGTTAACCTCTCCCCGCAGTTCAATATATCAGATACAAATGACAGTGATGTTATTCGGCTCATTAAAGCTCACATCAAGGAGCTGGCTGACGATCTTGGAAGCGAAATTGCAACAATGCTCAGTGAAGCTTATGAGAATACACCTGTTACAACATAAGGAGGGAACATGGGAGCGATATTAAAAGAATTGCATAATTCGGCATCGAAGTTCCAGTTCCCTTCGATGCCAAAAGATGATGTTGATGTAAAAAGAGAAACAGCATATCAGGAATATAACATTCTTGGAAAAGGAAAAATGAGTTACCCATCTGGCATGGGAAACCAGACCATAAAATGGTCAGGATATTTCTGGGGGGCAGGCAGAAAAAAGCTTGCCTCCGTAAACCAGAAATGGATAGCACCAAAAACCTGCATCAGCAAGCTGAAAAGCTGGCAGACAAAAAAGACACCGTTAAATCTGGTGGTTTCTGAAGCTGGCATCAATGAAGATGTTACTATCAAATCTTTTGAGTATAAGCCTTTTGGCGGGCATGGGGACTATTCGTACGAGATATCTTTTGTTCCATATGTCGAGATGAAGATTTATACAACAAAGGAACTGGGGACTAAGAAAAAAGCTAAAAAGAAAAAGAAAACCACTAGGCCAAGTACCAAGAAATCTACTAAAAAGAAAAAGACCTACAGGATTGTCCGAGGCGATACGCTTTGCGGAATATCTCGTAAGAAATATAAAACTGAATCAAAGTGGAGAAATATCTACAATGCCAATAAGAAGGTTATTGAAGCGGCTGCTAAGAAACATGGCCGGCGCAATAGCGACAATGGACATTGGATATATCCAGGAACAGTACTGACTTTACCATAAGGAGGCGAGAGTATTGATAGATCCAATGAAATATAAATACCTCGTGGCCATTATGACTGCAGATAAAAAGGCTTACGACATCACACAATTTGTCGAAGATGTATCCTGGGAAGAGGGAGAGGACCAGCTTGCGGCCAGAATTAGTTTTTCGGCCAAGAACGATAAAACTTCAAAGGGAAGAATTTCTTCTCTTGCCAAGCCTGGGTGTTATGCAGCACTTTTGTATTCCTATAATGGTGGCAAAAATGCCGAAGCAACCAGAGGAAAAATAGTTGAATGGAATCCTTCAGCGAGAACATCCGGAGAGAAATTTAAGGTAAAGGCATACGATGTTCTATATGATCTGCAGGAATCACAAGATCATGTATATTTTTCAGCCGGCGTAAAGACAAAGTCAGCCATAGTCCAAGTGCTGAAACGCTGGGGCATAAAGGTCACATCTTACAGCGGACCAAATGTGAAGCATGGGAAGCTGGCTTATAAGTCTGAAAAGCTTGGAACAGTGGTTGTGAAAATCCTCAAGGAAGCCAAAAAGAAAGGCGGCATTGAGGCATGTCTGCGGGCTGTGAAAATGAATGTGACCGTAGTTGGTTTTGGAACAAATAAAACAGTATATCATTTTGAAGAAACACAGCATCTTACAGAAGTAAACCATAAGATCAGCACTACCGGGATGGTTACAAGGGTAAAAATCATCGGAAAAGCAAATGATGATGGATGCTCACCTGTTGAGGCTACAGTTGATGGAAAGACAAGCTACGGAATCCGCCAGAAGATTGTTTCCAGAGGAACTAATGACACATTAGATGAGGCAAAAAAAGAAGCGAGAGAGATTCTTGCAGATGATGGCAAACCAAAGGAAGAAATCACGATAAAACTTCCGGATATTCCTATCATTCGGAAGGGTGACAAGATTCATCTAAAAACAGCTTCAATAAGTGCTGGGTATTATATCGTAATATCTGCTGCGCATGATGTAGATAAAATGCTTATGACACTGGGACTGAAAAAAGCACCGGCAGCAAAAAAGAGCAGTGGGAATAAAAAAACAAAAGCAAAATCATATGATGTTGGGGACATTGTTAATTTCCATGGCGGTAAGCATTATGTCAGCAGTTATCCAGATGCCAGAGGATACAGTGTAGGAGCCGGAAAAGCAAAAATCACGATCAAAGGTGGTTCCGGAAAAGCACACCCATGGCATCTGGTTACACAAAACTGGAATCAGACTCATGTCTGGGGCTGGGTTGACGATGGATCATTTGACTGACAGGAGGAACATTATGTCAAAAATGGAAAAAAATGGAATGGAAAAGCTTGCAAAGGTATTGGATTCGAGAATGGGAGAACACTCAGGAGGAGGATTTTCGTTCGACTTTGGAGTGATCAAGAAAGATTATTCCCTTGTTTCCAATACTTTTCCTTTGCCTATTCCTAAAAAGGATTATTCTGTCTGCAGACTTTTGGCCAATCTATCAACAAACGTATCTGGAGGAACACACGGAGGGCATAACAGCGGAACGGGATCACATAGCCATAAGGTGGTTATGCCTAAGTTAAAACCGGGAGATCGTGTGCTTATCGTATGGGTTGAGGGAGAACCTGTAGTCATAGATGTAGTAGTCAAGGCAAGTGGATTATAGGAGGCAATATGGAAGAAGAATCAAAAAATTTACTGCCGACTGTGGATGTTCCAGATTTTGTGGATGAAGAGGAAGATGAAGAATATGACGTTGACTATAAGCCATCGCCAATGTGGGATCTTGAAAAAGGAGATTTCGTTCGCACCGCCGCAAATAATGTGCCAATGAACGATGGATATGAAGCATATAAAATATGGTGTGTAAAAACGGTATCTACAGAAAGATATTCTTGCCTGGGATATTCAGATGATCATGGAACTGAAACAGAAGATATAACAAGAGAATCTGACCAAAGCACTGTAGAACTTTCTCTAGAAAGGACAATCCAGGAAGCTCTGATGGTCAATCCGCGGACATCATCGGTAGAAGAGTTTTCTTTTGAATGGGGTACTGGGAGGGTAAAAGTATCATTCATAGTTTATTCTGTTGATGGAGAACCCTTTACCGTTGATTCAATCATAGAAGTTTAGAGGAGGTGGTTAATATGGCTAGACCAGAATTTGAAATTCCGGAATTTGTGTCAGAAAGTGATTCTGACCAGATACAGGAGAGGATGATGGGAAACCTTCCGGCGGATATATCGGATATGGAAGGTGATTTCCCATATGATTTTACCATGCCTACGGCCATCGAGATATCTCAGCTTGTACAGTTCAATCTTGTTCGCTGCCTGATGGTTGCGTTTCCGGAATATTCCTGGGGCGATTGGATGGATCTGCATGGCGCAGAAGCAGGAGTGACAAGGAAAGAAGCTGTAGCAGCAACTGGAACAGTGTCTGTTACGGCGGCTTATGGCACAGTATTGGCAGCAGGCACAGTCTTTGCGGTTCCTGCAACAGATCAGATGGAAGCTGTTGAGTTCCAGACTTTACGAACTGTTACGTTCACAGAGAATGAAACCATGGACCTTGCGGTTGAAGCGGTCACTCCGGGGGTATCCGGGAATGTTCCGGCAAATACGATTACAATTATGGCATCACCGATCAATGGCGTTACAGCAATTACCAACAGCGAGAAAACATCGGGTGGTGCTGAAGAAGAAAATGATGAAGATTATTATGAACGAATCCATGCAGAATTCCAAGATTCGCAGTTCTATGTAGCGAATGATGCTGACTATATTAAGTGGGCCAAAGAAGTTCCCGGGATTGGAGATTGTATTGTAGAACCAGCTGTTGAAGGACCTGGAACAGTGGGACTGATCTTAGTTGATAGCAACGGACAGCCCGCATCAAGTACATTGGTCACAGCAGTTTACAACCACATCGTTTCTCCGAACGACAGGAGCAAAAGACTGTTGCCTACTGGATCGTCTAAGCTGATTGTCAAGTCAGCTACAGTAAAAACTGTAGATTTTGCCTGTACAGGACTTGTTCTGGATGGCGTTGGATTGGATGATGTAATCTCGACATTCAAAACTGAAATGATGGCAGTCTATTCTGCGGCGAAAGAAACAAATATCCTTCGCTACAATTCAGCTCGAACAGTATTGTCAACCATAACCGGAGTAAGCGATTTCATAGATTTTACGATGGATGGAAAGAGAGAAAACATTCACCTTTCATCAAGCGAGTATGCAGATACCGGTAATGTGACATTTACATTAGAGGGGGCTGAGACATGAGTATAGATCTGGAAAGATTCCCATGGAGCGATTCGGCCAACAGAATGCTGACATATGTAACTAAAGGCTGGTATGATAAATCCTATGTCGGAAAATGGATATACGAAGTTATGGGCAGAGAGCTTGATCTGGCCACTGTGCATATTGAAGAACTTCCATACCAGATGTTTATCGATACAGCTACATGGGGGCTTAAATATCATGAGATCAAGTATGGATTGCCCGTAAGAGAGGACCTGTCATATGAAGAAAGACGACGGTTGCTCCGTGAAAAGAAAAACACAAAAGCACCAATGACCCCATGGCGAATGGAACAGATTTTAAAAGGCGTGACGGATTATGATGTCCAGGTTCATGATTGTAATGAGCCTGGATATTATTTTTCTCACCCTAACATATTCAGCGTTCAATTGGAAGGTGAAACAGAGGTAGAACTAGGAGAAGTTAAGAGTAAAGTCGATAAGCTGAAACAATCACACACAGTATATCTTCTTTCTGTTATCCTCATGCTTATTGAATGCACAGAGAGCTTTGAACAGAGAGTGACGTATCATTCAGATTTTTCATGGTGGAAGTATTCTCTTGATGGCTCCTTCGCTCTTGACGGCAGTATCAATCTGAATCATTGGTATCCGACAGAATTTCGCCCAGTCTATCCATTCGATACAGTCTTAACTGAGAATTTTATAGCAGATCGAATTTTTCACCGGATTCCAGATGTATATCATGAAAATATATTTAAGCCTTCCTTTTTCGTACGAAGTGATTTTGTATGGTGGGAAGGTTTTCTTGATGGAAACTTTTCACTGGACGGAACGAGAAAGCTCAATTCTTGGTATCCGATGGAAACTTTTATCGGGCATAGGCTGTTTATCGGCAATCAGGAGGCTTTTGAAACGAAACAGTGTATTTCATTGCCTGATA